AGAAGAAAGGTTAAAAGTAGCACACCTTGGATGTATGAGGTTGTACCCACTCGGGAAAAAGAGTATAAAACGTTAATAACAATTGTTGCATAGTATGGTATCAATATCAGACATTCAAAATGGTTCGTATTATTGGGAAACGGAAGATTCTCATGCAAATAATACAGAAACCGCAAACGATTTTATTAAGAATGAGTTGCCTCCAAATTTAGATGTTTATTTCCAAGATGAAAATTATTTGGAATTTATATTTGAAGATGGTAAGTATTATTCTGCGACCATATTCGGCAATGGCGATTTTACGCATCATCAAGCTGATTTTGAATTTATAAAATAATTAGTTATGAACGGAATAACTATTAACAACAAACAATACATCTTTCTCGAAACAAGCGAGGAAGTCGATTGCGACAAGTGCGATTTGAACAAGGAAGATATGTGTAAATCAAGCCTTATCTGTAAGCATTTCCACTGCTTATTGCACGGATATGAAGATGAGGTAGGAGTGTTTAAGGAACTAAAAGAAGAAAAGTAATATGACAGAAAGAATTTATCAGCTAAGAGAGTCTGAATATAATGAGCTATTTGAAAAGGCTAAGCTCAACGATAAGGAAATAAAGGAGCTTGCAGAGAAGTATTACCAAGAGCGTGGCGTGTTCAAAATTACCATTGATACATCTATTAAGCTAAAGAATGGAGACGGTTATCAAGGCGGTAGAGCAACTTTTGATGTAAATTCTTATTGCTTTGAGAATGGTTTATGTCGACAAGATAGTTTCACTCCTCTTCTATCTGAAAACGACAGACGGAGAGTCAACCAAATGGTTACGAAAATATGTGAAGACACCTTCAAAGAATACTACGGAGATGTTATTAAGTGCAGAAACAAAATTAGCAAAATGTTATCAACGTTGCAATACTTCAAGGGTATTTTCTATATGATAGCATTTAGTGGATGGGGAGTTGCGACCGCAGTTATTTTGTATCACTTTTTATTCAGTAAGTAATATGAAAAGAGTAAATACCCCAAATAAAAATGGTTATATCGAAATCGACTTTAACGGACATATTAAAGCAGGTTTCAAAGTAGAGGGTGGATGTATCATAGTCTTAGGGGCTATGGACGGATATGGAGTACCAATCAAAATAGAAGATTAATCATGAAGAAAATAATGTTTAATGATGCTTTTTGCCTTACGCAGGCAGTGCTTAGTGGAACGAAGATCATGACAAGGCGGTTACTGAGAGACAACGTGCCGCTTGGTAATTGGGAAGAAACTGTAAAGCACCTGCCTTACAAAGTCGGAGATATTGTTGCGATTGCGCAACCTTATAAGGATATTATAGAATGTATGGCGGAGTACAGCGATATTATAATCAATGTAGATGGTTCTATAAATAGAGAATATAAGGCTGGATGGACGAATAAAATGTTCGTCCGTGCCGATTTGCTCCCCCACCACATCAGAATTACAGATGTCAAGGTGGAACGTCTCCAGAGTCTATCAGACGATGAAGTTTTGCGAGAGGGGATTTATCCTCAACGTTTCTTTAATAAAGTAGAATATGTGTTCGCAACAATGGGAAAAATGAATAATACTCCCGTTCATTGGCTGAAAACATTTTCTACACCACGTGAAGCCTTTGCTGCTCTCATTGACAAAATCAGTGGTAAAGGCACATGGGATAATGATCCATGGGTGGTAGCATATAGTTTTGAGTTAATTGATTAGCGTATGGAGATTGTAAGCGAAACAACATTAACAGCACGAAAAGAGTATCGTTGCGAATTGTGCAATCGCATAATTCACAAAGGACAAAGATACCGCAGACAGTTTATCCGAGACGATAGCGGTGAAGCGTGGTCTTTCAAAGGGCATAAGGAATGCTGTGAATTGACATCAATTATTGATTTCAGCGACTACTACGAAGGCGTTGACTGCGATGCGTTCCAAGAAGCAATCACAAATTATGTTCAAGAATATCATAACGATGCAGAAGACGCTCTTAATATTGCTTTTCAGAATCGAAAGTATTACGACTTAGTGAAGATGATATTAGCAGAGCTTAAAGAGAAAGGGATTAAACATATTAAATTAGAATAATATGACAGAGGAAGAATACAAAAAACTTGACTATAACCTCAGAAAGAGGGGTTATAGAGTATCAAGATTGTGTAGATATGAGGATACATTTGTTGGCAGTGATATTGCATATTTTAAAGTATTTGAGCAAGCCAGTGGTGGAAATTACGCAATTCAGTTTGCTGTTGATGATGTTAGAAAAGGTGCACATTGTTTTAATGAGGATTTTTCGATGCATATACGTATCCAAGCTATTTCGAATGGCGATGATGTAAAGTTATCCTTTCGTCATAAAAGACAAACAATTGATGAAGTAGAGAACCTCGCACAATCATTCTTTGATTGGCATAAGAATACTAAGAATGTGATTTTGTCAAAATGGTACCAAAATGATACGTTAAATTATTGAATGTATGGAAAAGCAAAAGATTTGCAATCCTACCACAAAGTTTAATTATACATAAAAATAAGATTATGCAAACAACAGTATTAAAAGAAGTGATTGCGTTCCTATTTGGGCGCAAGTACTATGCTAACATAGTAGCAACAAAAGGAACAGACAAGACAGAAATTTGTTCGTACATCTTCACCTGCAAAGAAGATGCAGACAAGCATCGTGACGGATTAGAGACGACACGGTCTTTCATCTTTATTGAAACAATAAAGTTCCGCTCTCGCAAAGAGTATTAAAAGATAAACCGCACATAACCTTTACGTGTAATATATTTGCAAAATGATGAATATTCTCAAAAAGATACAGAACTGGTATTGGTCGCTTAGGTTATATGTAATCTTAGATCCTGCAGACAATTCTGTAACACTATCTAAGAAGCTTTTCAGCCATATCCGTAATTATGCGGATACGGCTGACAAAGCCGTTGTATTCGTATTTCGTGTGTCTGACAGTGGATTGTTTGCTTTTATGCTTAATCCAAATATTGAGAAGCCTACACAGCTTTGTGATATACAATACAATGATAAGTACAAGTGTATAGGTTTCGAAACACTCAATCCATCTGTTGGGCGTATCCTTTATGATTACAATTTACCTGCTGAAAGTAAATGCAAGTTGTCAGTATCAGTAAAAGAAACTAACAACAAACTATATTATCAGATTGAAAAGCCGTCTAAACATGAATAAAGAGATAAAGTATAACGGACTATCGACCGTTCCACCTGACAATACTTGTCAAGATGGAGACTCTGCAATGCTGTTGAACCTCGTTCCAGAAGATGGTGCGTTAAAACCTGTGTCGGCTCCTAAATTATTACTCCAGCTTGGAGAGAATAAAAAAGTTATCTACATTCATAAAACGATATCCTTTTCTAATTATATTATACAGGATATCAAAACATTTGAATTATATGTTCTAAATGCTAATGAGAAACTTTTTGAAAGGGCAGTTTCTCTTGGTGCTTATCGTTCGCTTTCTCATGTGAACGCCATTGGAAACACCTTACTACTCTTTACAGAAGAGTATATTATCTATTTCCTATGGAAGCAGGGGCAATATGCTATGCTTGGAAATCATGTACCTAATTTACAATTATCTTTCGGATTAAGAGGCAAACCTCGCATATACTCTCTCTCTGACGAAAGTCATTCTACCTTTAATGTGAACTTTGAAAGGATAGACGAAAGTAGATTATATGAAGTGTGGACAGAAGATAATCAGAAGAAAATTACTTCACAGATTATGGCGAAGGTAAACAAGTTTCTTGCTGATCAGACTATAAAGGAAGGACGATTTGCCCTACCCTTCTTTGTTCGTTATGCCTTAAGATTATATGACGGCTCTTTAGTGTGTCATTCTGCGCCAATACTTATGAATCCATCCACAAAGACTGCTCCAGTTGTCTTCTGGAATAGAGTAAGTGGCAAAGAAGGATATACAGAGGCTGAATGTGACATCATGCTTGTTTCGGCAGGGATAGATTATCAGCTTCTACCAGACGGAGAAAACTCACATCTTCGAATGTATGATTGGAAAGACATTATCAAGTCTGTTGATGTATTTATATCTAAGCCAATATATACCTACGACCAAAGTGGTAACTGCAAATCTTTTGCAGACACGGATAATCTTGATACTAAATTTATTGGCGCACTGGATATCTCAAGATTTTCAGATGAAATGACCATAGAAAGAGCAGGTCTCATAAACGTACCTGTCAGAAAAAGAGCAGAAGACACAGCATTATTGCCTATCTCTGTTAATGGAACAGACCTAACAAGTGGTACGCCTGGAGGACGTGAGAATCCTTTGGGTAAATATTATGTCGAGTGGAAATACAGCAAGCTTTATACGCTTTTCTTCTCTAAGGATTCAACATACCCAAAAACAACTATTAGTCTACCAGAGCATACGGATGATAAGAATAGAGAGATGCTGGAGAATGTACAGAATTTCTATTTCCTTAAATCTATCAGTATTAACGAACTCTCTACAAGTGAACGCAAAGATATTGTTGTTAACAAAGAGTATCTTCAGTCGCTGACTACAAGAGAAACAATGACAGACGATTACCTGTCACATGACCGAATTACAGCAAAATACTCACAGACATATAATGGACGTATAAACCTGTCTGGTATACGTCGTGAGTTGTTTCAGGGGTTTATAGCTGGTTCCATGTTCTCATATGCTAATAATAGCGAGGCAAGTTGGGAATTGAAAAAAGATGGTAAAGTCCTTTTGGACTTTGGTTCATTAGATTATCGTGACATATCTATACAGACTATGATAGAGGAAGGTGGTGAGAGATATATTGTGAATAGCTATGTTAGCTCACACCTCGCTCCTTTTGTGTCAAGTATGTACACTAATGGTGACTTTGCTCCAACTTCATGGGGTTGTTACGTCTTTTATCCTAATACTCATGCGACAATGATGCGTATACACGCAGGTATTGATACGTACGAAGTGAAGCTTAAACCACACGAATTCCTTAATGGTGCGTATGGTGTCATCGATTACGAACTTATAAGAAAGCAAAACACAACACATACCGAACCTCCGACAAAGCTTGAGAACATTATAGACGTTCCTAACAAGATATATACCTCTGAAATAAATAATCCTTTCTTCTTCCCTGTTACTGGGATTAACACAATAGGTACAGGTAGGATATTGGGAATTGCTACAGCTGCAAAAGCGCTTAGTGAAGGACAGTTTGGGCAGTTCCCTCTCTATGCTTTCACAGATGAGGGCGTATGGGCATTGGAGGTAAACTCTACTGGGGGCTACTCTGCCAAACAGCCTATCACACGTGACGTGTGTCTATCATCGAAAAGTATCACGCAAATTGATTCAGCTGTTCTATTTACAACTGATAGAGGTATTATGCTCTTGCAAGGTTCACAAGCAATGTGTATCTCTGACGTTCTCAATGGAGAGAACGCTGTACCAATAACTGTGTTACCTAAGATTGATAAAATCTTAGAACATGCAGACTTGTCGAAAGGTACTCTAAGGATATTACCTTTTATGGATTTTGTTCGTGATTGTCGAATGATATATGACTATGAGCATCAACGAATCATCGTTTACAACACCAGCAAAGAGTATAACTGCAATTATGCTTACATGTTCTCACTAAAGTCAAAACAGTGGGGAATGATGCAATCCAATATTGCAGATAATGTAAACTCCTACCCTGATGCACTTGCTGTACTTTATGATGGCAGCCTTGTTAATTTCTCTGATGAGACCGACGAGGTTTATAAAAGTATTGTTGTGTCACGCCCAATAAAACTTGATACTTATGACATTCATAAGTCTGTTGATACTATCATACAGCGTGGCGTGTTTAAGAAAGGACATGTGAAGTCTATTCTCTATGCCTCTAATGATTTGTATAACTGGGTTCCAGTATGGTCATCTATAGACCATTACTTACGTGGGTTTAGAGGAACACCTTATAAATACATTCGTATAGTACTACTTGCTAACCTTTCAAATAATGAAGGGATTACTGGTTGCTCGGTGCAATTCACACCGCGATTAACCAACCAGCCGAGATAGTTTAGGTTTTTAGTTTATAGGTTAAGATTGATTTTTACGAAAAGGGCAGTTCTACGTGATGTAGCGCTGCCCTTGTTTATTACCATGGTTTTAACTTCCTCCTTACCTTACCCATTCTCGACATAAGAGAAGTGCGTATCTTTATTTTTGTATCTCTTAATTTACTTTCCCAACGCTCTGCACTTTGTGGAAATGTTATGCTCAACCAATCTGACAGGACGCTACACACAAGAAACTCATGTATGTACTCTTCCAACATCTTAACAGTAGTCATTGAATAGCTGTAAGGAAGTATAAGTTTAATAGTGTATGTATCTGGCTCTTGTAAGACATCATCAAGCACTTCTTCTGTGTCGGGTAATTCTTCTTTTGCGTATGGGTATAGTAATTCCACGCATTCTGCATGAGCTAAGTTAAGAATGCGAGTAACACGATCTATATTGCCGTCTTGAACAATGTCAAACACTTGATGTTTGGCGTGTTCTGTATCTTGTGGCATAATATCAGCCTCAACAAAAGAATAGTTACTGGCAT